GCTTCAATAGAATACTGACTCTCTGAACATTTCTGATCTATCATAAGTTTATCGTTATCTACAATACTAGCAACGTGACTTATTCCATCTAATACCGACTTCTTTGCATTGATAGTAGATATATCATAATTTTGTGCGAGATCGAACCTTGTTTGCTGTGCTGCTGAATCAATATAAATATAGTCAACATCCCACTTATCGATGAGCTTTTGTATTTCTCCTGCATGTTGTTCAGTAGTTCTCTCTGCATTCATGTACTCGTCGAGAAGATAAAACTTTTCTTTATCCCAATCGTACGCGATTACACAAAAGGCAGTAGGATCCTTATACCCAACGTCAAGCCCAGCAAATACATCCATTGATGCAGTATCAAGCTGAGAGAAATCCTGTATACACTCTTCGAAATTAAAGTTCCAAATCTGTCCTTCGTATGTATTAAAATCTGCTTCATATTCCTGCCTAAATTCAGCCTCTGACATTGTTTTTCTAGCTTCATCAATATCAGATTGACTCATCCTTGGATTATCTTTATAAGTTGCTCGAACGGAACACCATTCGGGAAACTCATCGGAATGTCCTCTATTCCAAAACTGGCTAAACCAATTATTTCTTCCTCTGGGTGTAGATATAAATAGTGCTTTTGAATTTTCTTTGTCTAGAGTGGGTCGTAGAGCTACGTTAAAAGCATCGCGACCATCAACCAAAGCGGCTTCGTCAAAGATAATAAGGTCATAACTACGACCAACGCAGCTATCCACTTGGTTAATAGAACCCATTCGGATGGTCGATCCGTTTGAGAGTTCGATGACTTTATCCTTCGCATTATCTCTTACAACCTCCAAGTCAAAATGCTTTATAAGTTGTCTTTGTAAATCAAAAGAAATCTGAGACAGCGCGTAGTTGGGGGACATTATGAGAATGTTAGACTTCGGCACTAGCGATACCAACTGTCCAACGATGTTTGCAATGTATGTCTTGCCTTGTCTACGAGAAATCGCTGCAGAGACAAAACGATACTTAGGACTATTAACTGCGTTAATAATAGCTACCTGTGATGGTAGTGGTTTGACTCCCAACAGTTCCAAATACGGTTCTATTGGAAGCTTAAGAAAGCGTGTCTCAGACTTCAAATCTAGTAAGTAGTCGCCTATTATATCGCTGCGACTTATTTCAATTGCCATTTGTTATTATCTCGTTTTTACGTATGTAATACCACGATATGTATAAGTGATTATCATAATAGTCTCCTTTATAGCTTTTGAGGTTACTATATGTTGTCACCGAGGTCATCGGGGCTATCTTCTAGCCATGTACGCCTGCGCTCCAAAGTACATACCAACTATAGAGGCCTGCGATAAAAATATCATATCACTCATTGATCCCCAAGTTTCTAACTTACTCTCTGGTATGACCAACGATATTAGTGGGTATGCACACATTGCTATGATTGCTACCCACGCCATTTTTTTCTGTGCTTCTGCTTTTTCTTCTCTTAGTTCAAGTTCAATCATTTCTCCGGCCCTTGAGAGTTCTTGATCGGTTACTGTTCCATCGCCATCAGCATCATATTGTGCGTAGCGACTCTTTGCTTCAAACTTTTTTATCATTTATTTAACAACGCCTCCAACTCTTGCTTTGTCTTGTTCTGCGTTAAGTCTATCAGAACATCATCTGGTCCTGCTACGTGTGGATGACATACTGCTGATTTTGCTGGAACAAAGTTATTGTAAGCTCTTGTTAGTTCCTGTGCCTGCCACCTACATTGATCCAAATGTTTATAGTAAACTCGAGGTGCTTCGTCCCCTGTTGAGAGTATTACAACTAGGGCGTACGCCCACATTATTCATGCTCCTAATTAGCTCTTTGAAGCATAATTTCAATTAGTTGCTGTAGTTTCTCATCAGACTCTTTAGCTGTCTCTGCTTGATCAGCTAGGGAACTTACTATCGCTTCTATTTTGGCTTCATTGACTTTACTCAACTGCCCAGTCTCTTGTGCAGACTCTGCAGTTTTCTCCACAACACCACGTATTCGGTCAAGATCCTCTTGAGTCGATTGAGCTTGTGCCTGCATCGTTCCCCAAGCAATACATGCAGGTATAACCCCTGCAAGAATGGGTAGCGTCCATGACGGTACTTTTATGTCTGACATTTCTTACTCCTAATAACTTGGGAAGAATAAATATACATCCCCTGTTAGTAAATATATTACAAAACTAATTGGTGCTACAATTATGGTTAAAGTCAGTAACTCTACCATTAAACGTTTGTGCCAAGGTAGAGTATCTTGCCAATCTCTAAATGGCTGAGTCTTCTCCATTAACCAGTCTTTCAACTATTACAGCCACAAGTTGGACAGTCTGGAGAACATAAACAAATTTCACAACCACAACAATCACACATTACCATTTCACCTTATCAGCCCAGTAGGCTGCTGACATCTTTCCTTTTGCTATATTTTTACGATGTCTTGCTTTAAATGAAGCACGTTTCTTCTTCATTCGCTCACTTTCACCTTTTTTCGGTTTACCAGCAGTACTCGCTCCTTGCTGCCCAAAACGAATAGTCTTAATCTTAGTGCCAACCTTAGCTACAACGATGTGACTTTTCTTTGGATGCCCGGGAGTGCGTCTTGGCTTGTTGTAACCTTTAACACGAGCTCGCTTAAGTCGACTATCTTTTTTTCTTGCCACTTCTACGTCTCCTTGCCATTGTCTTGACATTAGTAGGCTTACCACCAACACCTTGAGCTTTTGCACGCTTTCTCCGAACGGCAGACTTAATCTGTGCTTTGGTCATACTTCTAGCTTTTGAAAGTGGTACGCATTTGGGATATCCCTTACTTCCTTTCTTTGCCTTTTTACGGCCACAAGGTTGGAACTTACCGTTCTTCTTGGGAGCTCCGATATTTACCCACTTTTCACTAAACCATTTTTTAAGTCCACCTTTTCTAGCCACGACGGTATTTACCTCCTCTCTTTTTATACTCACGTACTAGCCATGCATTTGCATAAGCACTTGGGTACACTGCGAACTTTCGTCTTGCAGCAGATTTTACTCTTGAGTATAAAACTTTATTAGTAGGAACGTTTCTTACTTTTTTTGCTGCGCTTTTTCGTTTTTTTCTTGCCATGAGCACTATCCTTCATCAGCTTGCCTCCTGGCATGAAATGATAACCTTTTGGAGCGCGTTTACCTCGGTAAGTTTTACGCATTACTTCTTACCTCGTTTTTTTCTAAGAATGGCGGCACGCAGAGCAGCAGGAAGCTTTTTTTGCTTTGCGGTTAAGCCTCCGCCGTTTGACTTTTTTCCCATTGTACCTTTTTTCTTCTTCCCATTCTTTTTCTTACCATTTTTCTTTTTACCGTAGTGTGATGGCATCCTCATTCTCCATGTAGCAGTTTCGTCTAAACTTTCTGCCTTGAGCTTGCTGTACCCAGTCTAGCTCTTGAATAATACGATTGTACCAAAGTTTGTCATATTCGTCGTGTGCCTTCTCCCGATCTTCTAATAGTTGATTAATTCTCATTGGTATATAATCTGGCTTTACTCTTCTACCCATTACGTATACCCCATATATTTCAGTCCTTCAAAAGTTGCTATCATTATTGTAACTAGTGTAGATAAGCATCCTCCGAACATCTTTACATATGACATTACCTCTTGAAGTTCTTGCTTGTCTGACATTCGCTTTTTCTTAGCTTCGGCAGCTCTTGCTCTTTTACAGTCTCTTTGAAACTCTAACCACCTATCCCACATTCCAGGAGAGCCTGAGTAGATCATTATCTCTCGTAGGCGATACTCCTGCTTACGTAGTTTCTCAAATTCCATAAAAGTCTGAATTTGAGACTTACTTCCTTTTTTATTCGAACGTCTTGCAATAACTGCTTTTGTGTTGAAGTAAGTTGCACAACTTCCTGCCATTTCTGATATATCACGTCCATGCTGTACCATATTCATGATTTGATTCAGTGCCGCATTGGCAGCCTGCACTTCGGCAAGCATGAATTACCCCATATAACCTGAGGCAACAATTCCTGCTAAAAATAATATAATCGTACCTCCCATACCTAGCATACGTGTCTCGATGCGCTGCAAATGTTTACTGTTGTCATCTACACGAGCAAAGATAGTTTTCCACCGCTCTTCACATTGCGCTTCGTGTGCTTTAAAAGCAATTTCGAGATCATGCATTTCCAAGGAGTTTCTCCATGAGCTTACCGTAATTCCCTTGTCCAAAAGGTACTTCTGAATTGATCTGTACGTTGTTCTGAGTTTTAATATTACTTGCCTGAGCTTTTTCCAAATCTGTTTGCGCTTTAATTTC